CTCTCCATTGTCTCCGCTAATGGAAGTGTTGTCCACTCCACGCAGTCATCGCCATTGGTCTTTACATACTTCGATCCAGCGTCAAACGCACAAGCCGCTCTCGCGACCCCGTTCGCGCTTGTAGTGATCAAGTTTCCTGACTTCATACCCTGAGCTCTGTCGAGAGCAAAGAAGTATCCATCGTCATCAATGCAAAGATTGGTCAGCAACGACCACTTCCACCAGTTCAAGAAAACTTCGTAGTTCGGGTTCCAGTTGAGGCATGTGTGCTTGAACACGTCACAAAACGCGTCCGCACAATCCTCTGAAAATCCTTTCTCCCAACCACTAACGTCGCTCTTTACACATTTGCCGTCGTCTTGTTCGATCATGCTAGTGTAATACTCAAACCTGTCTAAGACTTTCCTGGGATGACAGTCAGTAAAGCCTACCCCTTTCATATTGGGGCAGAAAGGGTAGCAATCAGTCTCAGCTTTAAGAAATTTTGAAAACAAAATGCGGTGAACAAGCTGGTCTGTAATAGACTCGCCGTTCACGATTCTTCCATACTTCTTTGTTGCTGGTTCCGGTGCCCCCTTCTTAAAGACCCTGTGCGGGTCTCTTAGGCCTTTGTGATACCAGAGGGCTGGGTTCCCCCTGCACTCCCTGAATTCTTTGTCCCCTTCGCCTTCTTCAAGTATCGCCTCAAGTCGTTCTTTGACAGCCCTTGCAAGCGCTGGTCTAAATCCGCTGATGATCTTCGAGTTTTTGTTGGAGAGTTGGTGCCAGGGGTAACCTGGAGTTTTGTCTCCGCCGCCTCCTGAAAGGAGTTCCTCGACTGCTTCATCGAATTTTCTGTCAAAGTCAACAAGTGGGTCACTAATCCTGTGAGCGACTCCACTGTGTTTGTAAGCTTCTGAAGCCTTTCTTCGTCCTTCCTCGGACACTCTGATTGGCTTTCTTCCCCTGAAGTTGTCTTCGTAGCACCGTCTGGCGCTTTCAGCTGACTTGTTTGGGAGCTTGTATTCACTGAGGATTCCTGGGTTAATTCTTCGAATCCTACCTTCTTGATCCTCGGTGAGTTTCGCTTTTCCTGGTTCGTTGTGCTTTCTTGGTCCTCTACCGTACACTGTGGCTCCTTCGAGCTTGATGTCTCGCGCACAGCAGCCAGGCACATGTCCTTCAGCTTTGTCGCATGAACACCAAGTTTCTGTCGCGAACGCTGGCCATCCCCGTCCCCCGGCACTTCGGCGGGGCGGCGAAAACTCTGACTCTCTCGATAGCTTTCGGAGTCGTTGATGACATAGTCAGCTAGGACAGCGGTTTGCTTACCGCCAGCCCTAATTCGACCAGTGCCACCTTGTTTTCCTCCTCTGGCTCTTCTGTAATCATTGCCATTGTCTTCCCATTGTTTGGATTCGTTTACCGTGCTTTCAAGAAGCTCTTGAATGTCATATTTATCCATGTACATGTCATAAAACTTCTCCGAAACAATGAAGAGATTGTACGCGAGGCCGTCGAATGTTCTGTGACCAACATGAATTCCCACGACTTTCATCTTGTCTTCGACTGAATAGACGCCTCCTCCTGACCATCCTGGTTCGGTTGTGGCGTTGTGGAAGACCTCGAAGACTTGCTTCGCATTAAAGATATTGTCGTCTGTGGAAGGAATGGTTGTTCCCACGGAAAAGATGTTTTTCTGCTGTCTCTCGTACAATGATCCCATCACTTTGATGTTAGTGGTTACTCCTGCTTTAACATATGGCGCATCTCTCATCGTGAGAAGTTGCGTCGAAGTTGGGGCAAAGAACCCCTGCATGCCTGCCTTGGACAATTCAGCTGGGGTCACTTCTATCATTGTAGCGTCTGCGTCGCTGATGCACTTTTCAAACCATTTCTCCGGAATCGGCGTCATCTTTCGATAAGTACCGTCTCTTAGAGTCGCTGCTCTTAGCACAGCTGGTGAAAAGTGTGTAGCAATTTTGAATACGTGTCCTACCGTTACGATGCATTCCACTCTCCTCATTGAGTCATTAAACCAGACATACGTACCTTGTCCGATAAATTCGAACTCGTCGACGTACTCATTCT